TAGTAGATACCAGTACCACCGGACACGATGTTCTTTGGAAATAATCCAATCTCTTTGTATGTATGGTTAATAGCCAACAAAGGAATGTCTTTTCCAGTCAACTTCGGTGTGACGATACGGAACAGTGACTTAAGTTGTTTTGCACGTGACATATCAGCAACTGACTTTTCGTTTTCAGCGTCTTCCACTTCTTTACGAGAAGCAAGGTTACCAATAGAGTCAATCATAACAAATACACGATCGCCTTTCTCAATTTCATTCAATCGCTTAGTCAAGTCAAACTTCAGTTGCTCAACGTCTTCGATTGGAATGTGTAAGACTCGATTTGTATCGATACCAATACCTTCGAGATACTCAGGTGTGATACCATACTCAGAATCATACAGCATGGCGATACCATCGTCATACTTTTTGAGATAAGCTTTCATACAATAGAGTGACAACAAAGTCTTAAAGCTTTTAGATTCACCAGCAATCACAGTGAGGCCGGGAATGAGTCCACCTTTCAATGAACCACTAAAAGCAATGTTGACGATAGGTAGCTCAGTTTGGATAGGATCTTTCTCATTGAAGAATGTACTCTTCGCTAAGACAGATGATCCCTTTACCGAACCTGCTTTGAGCATTTTATCAAGTAAGCTCATTAAGAATCTCCTTTCAAGATTTGATATAGCTTGTCTGCAAATGCGTCAAGTTTGTCATAGCGATCCGGCCAATAGATATAATCTTTTTCGGGATTCGCTTTGAGATTGTTGAGCAAAGGCACGACTGCATCATAGATGAGTTGAGCTTTAGCAGCATTCGCATCAGCCGAGGCAGAAGTTGTTTCTACCGCAGCCTTTGCTTCTCGTACTACATCAAGCTCGTCTGCATCGACAGCCGTAAAGCCAAAATCAAAGTCGAGTATTGTTTCGGGTTTATCTGACATAGGTTAGTTTAACCTCGTGCCAGCTCTTTAAAGATTGACAGATCATCGTCGTCATCTTCAACCACGTTAGTTTCCATAGGAGATTCTGCGACTGGTGCTTCAGGAGCAGCAGTAGCCAAACCACCGAGATCAAGATCGTCGTCTTCTTCCATTGGAGAAGGAGCAGCGACAGGCTCGTCTGCGGTGAGGTCAAGCACTCGATAAAGCTTGGTTTTCAACTCAGTGTAAGACTTGAAGTTCTTGGGATCAATCACCTCGTTAAGTGAGTGTTCTTGATTCCATACCGCTTCCATCTCATCGTCATCTGAGAAGAGAGGCTCGGGCGAGTCAAACTCAGACTTATCGTAGTTAGGATAGCCTTCGAATTGACGAATCTTCAAGCGGAAGTTTGCACCTTCCCACAAATCAAACGGGTTTACTGGATCCTCGTCTTCGAACGTAGGATTCATAAGATCGTTCAACTTGTCAAAGATTTTCTTACCGAACTGATAGAGGAAAACCTTACCTTCGTTTTCAGGATTAGCGGGGTCCTTTACAACGTAGATGTTAGAGACGTACTTGAGGCGACGCTTTTGCTTACGTGCTTGTTCTTTGTCAGCGTCAACGCCGGAGTTCCAGAGCTTGGAGTTGAACTCAGAAACGGGATCGTCTTGCCCTAAAGTAGTAAGAGAGTTTTCAATATACCAGAGACCAGTAGGGCCTTGAAAGCCATGATCCCAGATACGAACGAAAGGCATTTCTTCACCTTGAGGTGCAGGCAAGAAACGAATGATAGCGAAACCATTGCCAGCTTTGTCGCGGACAGGCTTCCAAATCTTACCTTCGTTAGGATCAGAGTAGGTCTTGGATGAGATTTTTTCAAGCTGTTGATTCAGCTTGTCGAGGGATTTGCTACGGTTTTTCTTAAGTGCAGCGAAGTCTGTAGGTGCCATATAATTTCTCCTTGTATAGCGTTGTATATGCGATATATTATCATTAAACAAAATGTTCGCGGACAATGTCTTTGAACTTTTTATCATCAATTGCTAGGAAGGGTTTATACTTTCTAGCCATTCTAATTATATCACGTGATACGATTTTGTCAACCAAAATTTTATCCCAATATGCAAAAATATTTGCGTAATGGGTAAGCAACGTAAAGGTCTCAAGCGAGATCTCTTTTCTCAAGTACATCGTCATAATGATAGGGTGTTGCCCATCACGTGATATGAAGTTGGTTTGATAGTTTGGATCAAGCAACTTCAGTTCGGATTTGAAAGTGTAGGAGAGTGACTCCTGCTTTCGTTTCCATTCTATATATACGTTATCGCCCTCACTTTCGAGTATATCTCTTACCCAGATATTGGGCTTCTTTAACATATTAGATAGAATTCTGTTTACGTAATCGTCCTTAGCAGCGAGCTTTGCAAAAAAGAAAGCATCATTGCGAGAACGAAACGAGTCCATTGAAGCTCGTACCTTGCCATTATACTTATGATAGTCATAACCATCGGTAGTAAAATGTTTCTTCAGTGCAAGGTACTTTACATACGCTTCGAATGATTTATCATTTACATAAGTCGGTGATGTCAGGCTCATCGTGCTTTACCATTTTCAAGTCAACTGCTTCTGATCTTACCTTCTCTTTTAGGATCGATGACTTTTTTACGATATCAGCAATAGATTCAATTTCAAGATTATTCTTCTCAGCATAATGAATAAGAGCATCAATGTAAGGTACACCGCTAGCGATCATTTTCGAAATATCGTGGTGGATTTTTTCAGGTGTCATTTTCACGACGGTCATCAATGCCTCCTTGTAATTTGTAAAGTGCTATTCTACCATAGTACGCAGTAAATGTCAACTGGTTTGTGAATAAAAAAACGGTCCGACAGTTACTCACCATCAGACCGCTATTATATCACAAGTACGCGTACTTTGTCAACTGGTATTTATACCAAGGTTTCCTTGTCACAAAAAACTGTAATTGGGGAATCAATATCGATGTCAGCATAGCGAGGAAGAATTTGCTTCTCGCACCGCTCAATCTCGATGTTGTGTTGAACCATTGGGATAGAATAGATGCCAGGCATCAGTTTGCTGTAATACGATGGATTCATGAGAGGGATCACAAGTCCAACGAATGATGTAATAATCAATACAGCAATTACGAAGTACGCAAGACGTTCTTCGGTTTTATCGGTCATTTCTTAGATCTCCACCCGCTCACCAGTTACTGGATCAGTAACGGTATATCCGGCTTCAACCCACTCTTCAAGTGTACGACACTTGCGGGTTGTAATAAAAGCAGTACCAATGTTAATCTTGACCTTAGCGCAAAACTCACCTTCTTCATTGATCGTCGCACGATAATCGTCGACTGCAAACGCAGAAGGAGCAATAATTGCACAGCACAATGCAATAAGCTTTTTCATAGCTTAAACTCCTTGATTTAGATTTTGGGGGATGTTGTGTAAAATGGTAACACATGTTACCCATTTACGGTAATATATATACATAGAAAATGCATATAGGTGGTATTTTTTATATTTATTTTTAGACTATATTGTATTCCTTTGAGGAATAGCTGTAACAAAACTTGAACAAGAAAAAGGGGCCGAAGCCCCTGTAGTTTAGCTGGAGGGACAAGCCGCTCCATCCTCTGAGGCATCGTATTTCTCGTCACCACAACCATATTTGTTATCGTTGTTAGTGTCGCAACCACGTTGCCAATACTGCATTGTGAAAGTGTAACCTTCGCTCCACGGTGTATATGCTTTGCACCACTCGTGACTACCAAACGCTTCACCGTCTACACCAGTGTCTGGTGGGACGTAATCTACTTTTTCGGTCGGTACGATTTTTTCATATCGCATCGTTTTACCGTTATTATAGACAGAGCGTCTCCACAACTCAGGTCGCTTTGAAACGAAAACGTATTCGTCGTCAGCAACCGTATATACATCACCATTATCATATGTAATGGTATGAGCAAATACACTCGTCGAAACGAGTGCCATGATAAGCAGCAAATATTGCTTCATTTTAAATCTCCTTCAGTTAGTAGCTACTACGGCATGTACTCCCACGGAGCACATGAATAGGCACTACATCCTATCGGATTTCTTCAAATAAAACATTATTTACGTACTGATCAATTTTATCACTATCAAGTTTCATAGCTCTGAGAGAACTCCAGAGCTGCTGATTCTTCTTTTGATTAATGCAATATTTATTGTGTGCAGCCTTGGTATCATAAGCCTTACTATCAGAAGAGTACATACTCATTACGTAGTATTGAATAAGATTCAACGCTGTCTCACAAAACTGTTCGGTCTCTTCTTCCCTTACATTGCCGGCTGCTACCATGTGCGGCGAAAAAATTTCTTGAGCCCAAGGTGGAAGCTCACGCTCTTTTTTCCAAACGAGATTCGATGTTGCTGCGGCAAAGGTTTGAACCATAGGATTGGTCTCATCCGTAACAGGAGAGAAGTCAAAAAACGATCCGCTAATTTTATTTGGACCAGAGACTACGTCTAAACCTAATATCGGGAGGCATTCATTCGTATTCGGAAAAATGTTAATATGCATGAGCCATAGCTTGGGCTTACCTTCAATCGGCTCAATAATTTTAAGGTGGCATTTGCGAATTGTGTCGGACTTCCAAAACGTATCGGTCCATCCCTCAAACTCGTGAATGTGTTTGGGATTGTCGTAACGCTCC